ATGGTCTAAAGAAAATGCAGATAATAATGTTTTAGTTATTAAATCTCTTTTAGCTATAACAGATTATGCAGAAGGTACTGGAGAAGACCAAGTGGCAAGGTCTGCAAATCTCAAGACTATATTTACTAATGTAGGTGAGTCATTGAAATCTTTTAGTAAAGATACCTTTAAACAATCTTTATTTGATATGGGCACGAAGCTTGCTAATTGGATAACAGGAAAAGGTGAAACAGAATCCCCCGTACAAGCAATGTTATCTATTGCTGATAGAGCTGATGATTTAGATTCGGCTGCAGATGCACTAGATAAATTGAGAGGTAGTTTAACGAGTATATCGGATTTAAAAATTGATACCGAAAATATGGGTATTAAAAAATTCGCAGAGGAATTAATGGCAGCTGTTCCCATGATTGAAGCTTCTATCATGGGTAGTGATTCAATAGATAAAGGCATGTGGGGATGGGTTGTATCAAAGATAGGCGGTAATCTTGTGGGAGAGGCTAAATGGAAAGGACTTGCCTCCGCAGATATTGATTATGCCGGCGCCTCCAAAAATTTAGGTGATTTGGGAATTGCTGCTGCAAAATTTAATGTTGGAACTGGAACTGGTGGTGAGGGCGGAACAATATCCACTGGAAACGATTTTAGCACAACCAATAACTATCATTATTATCTAGCTGATGAAGGTGATTGGGTTCAGTTTGAATATGGTATGCATCAAGGTGCCAGAGCTCAATAATTAATGAACAAGCATCGAATGATATATGATGATTGGTTAAAAAAATATAAAGGTAAAGGTGTTTTCGACCTTACCTGTCAAGAGAACAAAATCTTCCTTAAACAATATAATGCATGGAAACTCGGTAACATAGAGAGTTTTGAAAAAAACTTGACCTAAATCAAGTTTTTGATAAATATTACTGAGGAGGAAAGATATGATTAAATGGATATTAATAGGAGTAGGAGTGGTAGCATTTATTGGAGTATGTTTTATTGGTACTAATGCTTTAATGTGCGAACCCCCCTGTATATAATAAATGTCTTCGGGAGACTTAACACAAAGAGATAAAAGTACAATGGCCTGGCGCTGGACAGCGCTTAGCATATATTTATTAATTTGCTTTTACGATTTTCTGTTCGTGCCTGTCTGGTACGGGCTCAACAGACCCGACATTTCTGAATTTATGGCAATTATTAACGCAACGGAAGATACCCTCGTTCAAATGGAGCTCATGAAAAAGCTGACCGGCCAGCACGAGCCATTCACGCTAATGGGAGGCGGCCTTTTCCATTTAGCTTTCGGTGCTATTCTTACTGGAACTGCGTTTGGAATGAACAAATAAAAAACCCCCGGTTAAGGGGGTTTCTTTATGTGAAGTTATGTTAAGCCTCAGCTGCTAACTTCTCGAAGTAACTCATAGTGTCATCAGAGTCTTTCTTCTCTACATTTGGAGTCGGTGTTTCCTTTAATGGAGATACGCTATCCTCCAATTCCATAGACTCCGCAGAAGAAGTTACTGCACCATTCTCACCTAACACACGAGTCAACTTAAGTTTAAGTTGGTCGTATGGTTTAAATGTTTCTGGGTCATTAAACTCTTTTAATGAGTATTCCTGATTGTAAATAGTTTCTAACTTCGCATCATCAGCTAATGCACCGGGAACGTCAAAAGAAGAACGGTCATAGTTTACATAACCTTCTACCTTCGCAATTTTAATTTTAAAATTCGCACCCTTCCACAAGTCAAACGGATTGACAGGTGTTTCATCTTGGAACTGAGGTCGCATAGAATCCATTATTTTATCAAAGATTTTCTTCCCATACTCGTATAGGAAAACCTTACCTTCGTTTTCTGGGTTTGCTGGGTCACTCACCACGAATATATTAGACACATAATGCAACCGACGTTTTCTGTCTCTTGCAATTTGTTTGTCTGATTCTATTCCAGAATTCCATAGTTTGGTATTCATCTCTGATACTGGGTCGTCCTTACCAATAGTAGTTAGTGATTTCTCAACATACCATTGACCAGTTGGCCCTTTGAAAAAGTGGTCCCAATACTTTGCCCAAGGAAGGTCATCACCTTCTTTAGCGGGAAGAAAACGAACAACGGCATAACCATTTCCCGATTTATCCCTTGTGGGTTTCCACTTGCGCTCGTCTTGAGCGTAACTTTCTTTCTTACCACCATCTATCTCGGCGGCTCCTACTAGCGAATCAAGTTTCATCGCTTTTGCTTTTAAGTCTGCAAAACTCATAGTATACTCCTGTGTATTATTTGTATTATATTTGTATCATTATTTAAATAGGTTTAGTATCAGATTCCTCATTTTCTTTTCATCGTACTCAAGGAATTGTTGATATTTTATCACCTTATCGGCAATATCTGGAAACAATATTGTTTCAGATACTAATTGACTCGCCCACTCAATAAACCCTGTGATGCGATTCAATATACAAACAGTTTCTAATGAAACCGTTCCTTCCAAATACTTATTTATAATGATAGGATATTCCCCATCACGTGCTATTAACAAATCGTTAAAATTAGTATCTGTCAGTTCTCTCAGTTCGTCCTTTACTATATAGGATAAACTTTCTATTCGTTTGAGAAAGTCCGTATAGGTCTTCTCATCTCTAAGCATATCACCAACCCACTTATTACCTGCTACTTGATGAGCCGCAAAGTACTTGATGATATCGCCTTTCTTCTTAAAACGTTTTCCAATTTTAGTTAATTGGTATTTGTCGTTTCGTTTCCAATAAGACTCTTGCGATACATTAGTCTTAAAGTTGTACTTAAAGGCATCATAATCCAATTGATTAAAATGCAAATTAATTGCTGTCGCATACTTGTATGCCTCAAATCCATTCATCATACAACTATTATACTCTAAAGTGGGTGCATTGTCAAGTTTATATATCCAATGCCAGAGAGGGATTTCCCCCTTGTAACATGTTTAAATTCATTGCTTCGACCTCAACTTTTTCCATTATACTCTTAGTTAATAGTCGTTTGCAATCTCTTGGGTCAACTTCATGTTTCTCACATATCGCCAAGATTGCTTCAATGTATTCAATACCTTTGTGAGTGATAATATAGTCTTCAATTAATTTGGAAAAACTCTGTTTATTAATATCAACATCTGCCATACGGTACCTTCTGTAATCCGTCCTTGTCATATGCAGGGGCAATACAACCCCACACTACTTTCCTTTCTTCATCTTCCCCAATAAAATCCAATGACCAAATGCCGTCTTTCAAGTATTGTTCGCAATGCCTTCTATATGCGATTGCGGATGCTAACTTGGCTTCTGCACCTCTTTCTTTTAGTCTAACAGATTTCCTTAATTGGGTAATCTTTTGTTTGTACTTCTTAATATACATCTTAACGTTTTGTACCGAGAACTCGTTATCTTCGGGTATCGCTAATACGTTAGGGTGTATGTTTTTGTATTGGGGAGGTTTCTTCATGGAACGTGCATATGCTAATCGTTCTGCGGCTGCCTTCCGTTGTTCTTCTGTCATAGGTTTGCGTTTCTTCGCCATGTTTCCTCCTGTTTAATAAAATAATTTAGTTAATATAACAATCTGTAATGCTAAAACAAGCAATGCAGTAATAGTCCTAACCCACTCTAATGTGTATCGTACTTTTCGTCTTTGTTCATATATTGTCATTTTTACCAATTATTATCATTTATATCTAATGTGTTCCTAACATTATTTAAGACGCCAGCTTCTTCCCACGCAAATTGTTCTTCTGTGGGGGTGTCGTACATTACTTCGGGGGTGAAAGCATCAATAGACGTAGGAACTTCAGTCTTTCTTACGTCAGACTCAATCCTACGTTGTTTAGCTTGGTATTGCAGTTTTTCTCTGCGTGTCATTCCACGTGTATTCATAACCACTATTATACTATAATTACTTCATTTAGTCAAGTTTATTTATTATAAATTGATTGTAAATGCGTCTCGAACTGTTCAACCTTTTCTACACGGTTCGGCCAAAGGATATATTCCTTTTCCGGGTTCGCTTTAAGATTACCCAATAGAGGCATTATCGCATTATATAAATCATCAACCTTATCTTGAGTTGCGGTTGCAACTGCTTTTAGTTCTGTTGATTCCTTATCACTAGTTTCAAGTTTTTGTGTGATTTCTAAATCGTCCTCATCAACGAGGGTGAATCCAAAATCAAATACGTTACTTGTTGCCATTTACTTACTCCTGTTCTTTATTTTATCGTGATTAACTATTGGCCAATCGATTGTCCAACATAGTTCTGGTTTACTGTATTTATACTTTCTATAATCACTAAATTTGGTAACTAGTGCCTTTCCGTGTCCGTCGGGAGTAATATACAATCCATCTTCCTTCACGAAAATAATACTTGCTTAATTCCTAATGTCCAATTCTCTGCGGCATCTTCCACATAGTTAATTGATTTGTAAGGGAAATCTTCTATACCGATTCTAACAC